GCCGACCCATAAGCCCTGACATCCTACAGGGAGCGTAGTGGCGTTGCTGGGGGTAACTGCGATAGCCGACATCGCGCACTCGGTTACGCGGACACTGCCGGCTATACCTTGTACTTGAATAGATGCTTTGGTTTGAATGTCTTGAACTGTCTCTTGCATATCAAGCCTCGATCGTAAAAATTGGGAGTCCGAACGACTTGGTCATCGGGTTTGGTTCGTATTCGTCACCAGACGCAGCTGGGAGCGGCTTGTCCGTGCCATGTGCCGGTGCGCCGAAGTCGCCACTGTCCTTGTCGCCACCGAAGTCATTGCCGGCCGGCGCCGGTGCAGCACTACCGGAAGCGGCACCCAGTGGTTGCCCGTCATCGTCAGCATTTTCATCGGCTGGCTCCGCCATCTCCCCCTGCGGTTGCCCGAAATCCTGCTGGCCCTGTTGTTGCTCAGCCTGCCAGGGTCCGATAAGCGACGGGTTCAATGGCGCATCGCCCCAAGCAGCTTCTATTTTTTCATATCCGCGTTTGGCGCGCATCTCGTTGACGGTCAAGACAAGCTTTTCTTCCTCGAACCCCTGCTTTTCGTCCTCGTCGTCGAGGCCAGTGAAGCGGAAGCAATACTTGTCGCTGAACTCGGCAACGATGAAATCGCTGTAGACATTCTCGAAATAGTGCAGCAACGGCAACAAGCCCTTGTCCTTCGACGAGATGATCTTGTCTTCGGTGTCGTTGTTGCCGCCGAGACTTGATGTCTTCGAGCTGAAGCTCTCGAAGTTGATCTCTTCCGGCGAGATCCCGTAGACAGCGCAAATGATCGACGTCAAGAAGACCATCCACTTGCTGAACATCATCTCGTTGACTTCTTGGCCGAAGTTCTCGAATGCGGCCTTGCTCTCTTGGTCCTTGGATACCAGGACCGGCATCGTCCAGGCGTTGGCGATACCCTTTGTCATTGCCGACCACATGCGCTTGAAGGCGGCGAGGTCATTGGCATCGTAGTCGCCGGTGAGGTGCAGCAGCCCCTTCGGGATGGCGTTGCTGTCGAAGAACTTGCCATTGTACGTCATGGCGTTCAGCAGGTTCGTGACCGTCTTGACAAGCAATTCCGTCTCGGATTGGCCGTATCCGCCCACGATTACGTCTGCGCGGGGATTGCGCGGAACGTAGATGAGGTCATCGAATGTGTAAGCGGATCGGATTTGCCCCTGCACCACCTGCAGGGCCCGGATCTCGTCGTCGCCTTGGTAACCAACCTCGGTGCAGAGCCGGATCGTGGCGCCATCGACGGCATAGATGCCATCCATGCCCTGCGAGCGATTGCGCTTGAATTCAGTCTCGATCGGTGCCGAGTCCATAGTCAAGCTGTCGCGCACTTGCTTGGTCAGAAAGCTAGTGAAGTCGTCGCGCTTGAGCCGTGCCCGCGCGCGCGGGTTTGTTTCCCATCCGCAGTTGGTGAAAAACGTCTGGAGCGCGGTGATGCTCTCCTTTTCTGGTTTGCCGACAAAGGCATCGCGATCACGCATTCGGATTTCGAAGCCTGGGCCCTTACCGTTTTCCTGCGCCCGCGCAAAGCGCTGAACTTGGCGAATCCGCGTCCAGATGACTGCCGACAAGACTGGCGTTTGCTCGACCATCATCCGCATCGAATCAAATCCGAACGCGCCCGGGCGTTCATAATAGTCCCCCCAGACGCCGACTTGGTTATCATCGAGATCGACCGACTGCATACCAGGTTGCCGATTGCGGGCCGCCATGCTGGGGAAGTGAATGACATTGTTGCGGGTCAGCGCCTTATTCATCTCCTGTTCTGCATAATTCTCACGCATCCAGTCGATAATAGGCGCGATATTGCCAGCAGGTATCAGATCGGAACGCGTAGGCATAAGCGTTTTTTGCAATTCTGCCATCGCGGCGAATTGTTCGTCCGCCGGCGCACGCGAGTCGGACAGCAGTTTTCTGGCATTGTCGGTCATGGTGCTAGTATCAAGTCACGACGACCTCATTTTTATGTTGCTTTTATTTGATTGATTGATTAAAATTGATTAATACCTATGGAGGTGTATCGATGAAGCGTAAAAGTAGGGATGCCAAGTTTTCGCACAATGTTCCTGCTGATTTTTCGTTGGCAGTGCAAAGAGTGTGCAAGAGAAAGGTGCGCTATGCGGACAAGGGTCCGGCAATTCGCGGCGCCCGGGCATTCATGCAAAATGCAAAAGGACTGTTATCCATGGGCGCATATCAATGCCGCCATTGCAACGGCTGGCACATCACCCGCAATACCGATGGCGCGCCGCTGGCGGCCGGCAAGAAAAAGTTTGTTTTAGTGCATCTTTCTGAGGAACTATAATGCTATTCGAAATCATCAACCCATCCGACCCCTACACCATCGAGGCGAACAGCCTGGAAATCGCTGCAGTGGCATGCTGCATCCTCGGCGAAGGCAAGTATGCTCTCGCAGAACTCAGCGGTGATAAATCCGGAAATGTTCCAATGTTCATGTTTGGCGGACAAGACGACTGGTTCATGAAGCAGTTTGGTCGGACCTTCGAGCAATCGTGCAACTACGCATCCCAAGAATGCACCGATGAATTGTGCTGCTGCTTGGCGTCGGTCATGATCGGTGGCGCTGATAACCGGCGCGCCGCCGAGGAATTGCTCAAGCGCACCGGCACGCCGCAAACTTACTTGGCGGCGTTGTACGAAATGCACGACGCCAAGCGCACCAGCATGAACGACATCGGTCGCACTGCCTGGGGCATGGCGGATTTCATCAAGGTCACATTCGGCAAGGAAAAGGTGCATTGATGGACAGCGGGAAACTGATCTTCATGGCGTATGGAGCGATCGCATTTTTGGCCGGATATTTTTGCAGCGAGATCATTTGGCGACTGGCTATCAAGCGCGCCAAGTATCTCGACAAAGACGAAATCGACCCGTACGATTTCTCCAGCAAATAGCCATGCTCAACGGCATCTACGACAACCAGCGCACCGGCCACCGTGAGGAATATCTCGAAGGCGTCCTGGTCGGCCGCGCCGGCTGGGTGACACTACGGTGTCGGCCATGGCGATATTACAACGATGTACCGAAAGGAACGATTATGCGTGGTAACCCGAATTGGAGAGCGGAATTGCAAGCCGGCGCCGAGGTGATCTGGCCTGGTGATCAGCGCGCGCACAAGGTGCTGACGGTCGACCAGGATGCCGGAACATGCATGCTGGAAAATGGCGACGACGAACCGATTTCTTGCACCATCGCCGAGTTGGAATAACCGTGCTCGACTTCATCGCTATCGGCCCAGGTCACAAAAAAGGCGGCTATTACGCCGGCTACGTGCGTCCTGGCACGCGAATTTTTGTACCGCTGGTCGACTGCGACACCAAAGCGCAGGCAGAATCGGCGGCCGATGAGTTGCAGCGCGAAGCCGCTATGCGCGAACGTGCGGCCGAGATCGCCACGGCGCGATTCGTGCCTCGCAATGTCGTGCGCGGGTTTTATGATGATGATGTGCAGGTATGATATCAGGCACCATCTGGAGACAGTATGAATCCGCTTTGCTTGAGCATGCAATGCTGATTGAGAAGCAAATAGAAGAATTCTTGATTTCCGGCGCGATGTTGCGTGATATAAGCATTTCTGAAGCTAGACCAACATGGTGCATTAATTTTGAACCAGAACAACCATTTACGATAAGGTTTCCAGATCAATGGATGACATAAACGCCAAACACCCGCCGCCGCACACTGGGCCGCGTGCGCGCAAACTCACGCCAAACACGATGCTGGTGCGCGGTGTCCTGCATCGCAAACGCCCACTCTGCGGTCCCGACGGCAAGGTCATCATGCGGCTTGGGCAACCTCAATGGGAATGGATACCGGCATGAGTACCTGTGACACATGCACCCACCCTGGCGCGTGCTGCAGCGGATTCACAATTGGAGGTAAGCATTTCAATATCGATAACTGGAAAATTGAAGCTGAAAACTTCATGGAATTGTATGGACTGTATTATTTCAAACCAGTCCGCCCACTTGTCGAACAATTGTCTTCATATCCGCCAGAAGGTAAAACTTTAGTGCAATTCGATTGCGAACGGCTTGGCGCCGACGGCCGCTGCACAGATTACGAGAACCGGCCAGAAACTTGTCGAGTGTATGAAGCTAAAAGCGATCCCCTCTGCGCCATGTACGAACACCAACTGAAAGGAATCCCGATCCGGGTACAGCGATGAACACCACAACGCAACAAGCGCTGGAGAAGCGCGCCATCGACGCCGAGGCAATGCTCTCAGTCCAGATGAAGATCAATCACAAGCTGCATGACAATTTGGAGAAGGCGGAAGCGGAGATTGTTGACCTGCGTCTTCAACTCGCCCGTATGCAATTGGACTCTCTGTTACCCCAAGTGCAATCCGCGCAATCAACTGCACACGCCGCCGCCAGTCGTTAGGCGAAGTCGCTTCGAGCGGTTTGTCGAGTTCGGCGATGAGGCGTAATGCTTCGATGGCGTCCATTCATCAAATATAGTGTCACGATTCCAGCACAAAATAATCAATTTAGGTTAATATTGATGGCATGAATACACCGATCAGAACTCAAAGAAAACGGTCAAAAGGCTGGATATTACCGCCGAATACAGTCTGCGTGACACGGCCATCGCAATGGGGAAATCCATTTAGCGTGGCGCCGTTGCAGGCAGTTGGGACAATGGTCGGTCCAAATTATATCGCAGTACCGACCATTGAGGATGCCGTTGAATGCTATCGCTACTGGCTTGAACTGAACGAACGCGGTAAAGAAATTGCGGCCTTGGCAAAAACTGAACTTCGCGGTAAGAATCTTGCATGCTGGTGTAAGGTCGGCGAATTGTGCCATGCCGATGTGCTGTTGGAGGTAGCAAATTCATGAGCAAACGCAAACCCTACAACCCCAACAAAGCCGCCCAGCGCACTGCATCATTCCAGCGTGCGCGCGAGAACGCGGTTCCGTTGGCAGATGATCAGATCGCCGATCTCTCGATCGCATTCCGCATCGCCTTCGACCTCATGATCACCGGCCACGCCGATGAGCAGCAGTGGTCGACGTGTACGGTCGCGCTCAATATCGCGCTGATCCTGGCAGAGCGCGGATTTGGCCAACACTTCGTTGACGACATCAACGCAGCGCTCGAAGGTGCGTTCCGTGCCCGCGTGCGGGCGCAACGCACTGGGGCATGGGGATACGACGGCGCCGCCATGACCGCCATCAAGCGCGCATTCGAGATCCATGAAGCGCAGATTGAGAATGCAACGCGGGCTGACTTGCGTGCGGCCATTGCCGAGATACGCCAGCGCATTGACGATGGCGTGGTTTTTGAACAGAGTGTGAGCGCAATCCCCTAGATTTATCTATGGGGTGAGCGATTGCTCTTGACTATTTTGCTATAACCTGTATATTGTCGGCATGGATAAGTTCAAGTCAAATAACAACATCGTTTTTTCGAGCAAGTATCATGTTGTGTGGTGTCCGAAATATCGGCGCAGCGTGATCGTTGGTGATATTGAGTTGCGGTTAAAGCAGATTGTCCGCGAGGTGTGCGGTGAGCTTGGGGCGGGAATAATCGAAATGGAAACGATGCCGGATCACATTCATTTGCTTGTCGAGGTTGACCCTCAATTCGGGATTCATCGGCTGGTAAAGCGCATCAAAGGGAGGTCGTCAAGGCTTCTTCGCCAAGAGTTCAAAAGCCTTAAATCCAGACTGCCCACGCTGTGGACTAACTCATATTTTGTAGCGACTGTAGGTGGTGCGCCATTGGCGATTATCAAGCAGTACATCGAACAGCAAAAATCAGCATGATTCAGGCACAAGTAAAACTCAGGTTAAGCGCCAATAAAGAAGTGCAGCTTAACGATTGGCTGTGGTCTTTGACTGCGGTTCATAATTTCGCCGTGCGCAAGATCGAACTTGATGCGAAGGATGGGATTTACTATACCGGCATGGACTTTCAGAATATCCTTGCCGACCACGGGAAGAAGATCGACATACCGAGTCACACGGTACAGGGCATGTTGGCGCAGGTTCACACGGCATGGTCAAGATGCTTCAAAAAGATCGGCGGAAAGCCGAAGCTAAAAGGAATGCGCAACAAACTCAATTCAATCCCGTTCCCTGACCCCATAAAGTCGCAGGAAGGAAACCACATCAAACTGCCCGGTATCGGGTTGTTGCGCTTCCATAAGCAGGACATACCGAAAGGCAAGATCAAGTGCGGACGCATCATCAAGCGCGCTTCCGGCTGGTATCTGTGCCTGTTCATTGATGCGGAGCGCAAACCTATCCAGCGCACGGCGGATGGCATGATCGGGATAGACCCCGGCTTTAAAGATTTAATCACCACTTCTGACGGCGAGAAGGTACCGCACCCGAAGGAGTTGCAAGCCTCGCTAGATCGCCTAGGACAGGCACAGCGCGGCATCAATCGCAAGCAGGTAGCGAGATTGCATGAGCGCATCAAGAACCAGCGCAAAGACAGGAATCACAAGCTATCGCTGCGACTGGTGCAAGAGAATACCTTGATCGTTTTCTCGAAGGACAACATCAAGGGGATAGCAAAGAAGTTTGGGAAGAGCGTATCCAGCAGTGGGCATGCTCAACTTCGGTCAATGTTGAGTTACAAGAGCATTCAAAGCGGTACTCAATACATCGAAGTCGTTTCCCGTAATTCCACTAGGACTTGTTCGTCATGCGGAGCTTTAACCGGGCCGCAAGGATGGGCAGGACTATCAGTAAGACATTGGGAATGTGGATGTGGAGTCCGCCACGACAGAGACGTAAATGCTGCCGTAAACACCCTCTTGTCCGGCATGGGATGTGCCGCGAATCAGGAGTTACGCAATGTCGCATAACTCCGACCGGAATCCCCGGATTTATCCGTGGGGAGGTTCAACTGGCGGCTGCATGAGATACGGGTCGGTGTGTAGCGGCATCGAGGCAGCTACGTGCGCATGGCATCCTCTTGGGTGGGAAGCAGATTGGTTTGCAGAAATCGAGAAATTCCCATCTGCCGTGCTTGCGCATCACTATCCGGACGTGCCGAATCTGGGAGATATGACAGCCATCGCAGCGCGAGTGCGCGCTGGCGAAGTCGAAGCGCCAGATGTACTTGTTGGAGGAACGCCATGTCAGGCATTCTCGATCGCGGGTCTGCGCGGTAGCATGGAAGATGCGCGTGGCCAACTCACACTTGCCTTTGTAAAACTTGCGGATACCATCGATGAATCAAGACTTGTTCGGGGGAAGCCTCCCGCTATCGTTGTCTGGGAAAATGTGCCCGGAGTCCTCAGTACAGCAGACAACGCCTTCGGCTGCTTTCTGGGAGCGCTTGCCGGCGAAGATCGGCCGCTCACAGCGCCAGGGGGAAAATGGTCGAACGCTGGTTGTGTGTTTGGACCCGTCCGCTCAATCGCTTGGCGGATCTGCGATGCACAATATTTCGGCGTGGCCCAACGACGCGAGCGTGTGTTCGTTGTCGCAAGTGCTCGAAAAGAGTTCGATCCCACAGAAATACTTTTTGAGCGCGATGGCATGCGCCGGGATCATCCGCCGAGCAGAAAAACGGGGCAAGAAGTTACCGGCACAATTAGCAGCCGCACTACAGGCGGTGGTGGACTTGGAACCGACTTTGAACTCGGGGGGGGCTGCATTACCGGAACGCTGAGAAATAGCGATGGCGGGGCTGACTTAGATCATGCGTTAGCTTGGCACTTGCAACTCTGCGCCGGCACTATTGACGCAGCGGCAGGTAGAACTCGCGGTGCTGGTACATCGCCAGCAATGTGCGTGCCCGTCGCCTTCGGCGGTGGCAACACAAGCGGACCGCTCAGCACCAGCACCAGCACCAGCACCAGCACCAAGACTAGGAACGATTTTGATACGGAAACGTTCATTGTCCAAGAAAATATAGTTGCAGGGACGCTTCAGGCCAACGGCAAAGCGGCTGGAAGTGCGACGCAGCAGGATGCCGAGTCTGGCATGCTGATACCGATGGCGCTATCCGTCGCCCTCCGTGGCCGCGAAGGCGGCGCAACGGCCGAACTCGGTGATGATGTCGCCACTTGTCTACGTGGTGGTGGTGGTGGTGGTGGTGGTGGTGGTGGTGGTGACAAGGCCCATGTGTTGGCACCAATACCTAGCATCCGCATCCAGCGCTTCACTTGCCATCAATGCGGACGCCAATACGGAATTGACGACTACGACCGCAATCCGACTTGCCCTGATTGCAGCAGCATGGAGTGCGATGACGCGTGCGAGTCGACGATCGCATTCCAAACCAGAGGATCAAATCTTTACGTAGGCGATATCTCGGGTACGCTTGGGACGAATTCAGATAGCGCTAGCGGCGGTGCACCAATGATCGCGTTCTCTTGCAAAGACAACGGTCGCGACGCGACCGTTGAGATGGCGCCGACACTACGGAGTATGGGGCATGATGGGAGTCATGCTAATGGCGGCGGCCAATTAGCTGTGGCGTTCGCCGAAAACAGCCGAGGCGAACTGCGACTTGAAGGTGGTAACGGTGATCGGACTGGATGCCTTAATAGCGGCGGCGGAAAACCAGGTCAAGGTACGCCAATGGTGATAACGCACGCTATCCAAGCCGGTGCTCTGCGCACCAATCCCAACAGCGGCCCAGGTGGCGTAGGTGTTCAAACAGACTGCGCCTACACGCTGGAAGCGCGCCAAGAGGTGCAGTGCATGCAGCAATCCTATGCAGTGCGCAGAATAACGCCAACGGAATGCGAGCGACTGCAGGGATTCTCAGATGGATACACCAACATCCCAATCAGAAAACTCTCAGTCAAGCGCGCGCAAGAATTAATTGACGCCGACCGCCAAGAAGAGATGACGCTGATCAACGGAGACTACTGGTTGCTGGCAGCCGATGGTCCACGGTACAAGGCATTGGGAAACTCGATGGCGGTGCCATGCATGCTTTTCATAGGACAGAGAATTCAACAATTCTTAACAAAGGAAACACCATGACAGTAGAAATAATCCAAGCCATCGGACAATTCATCGTAGCTCCAATTTGCGGAGTCGGTGCGCTGGCCGTCGTTCTATATTGGCTATATAAGGTGATGTGGTGACAGAAGAAGCCTACCAGAAATTTAGAGACACGCAACTGATCGGTGTCGCGCACCATGATGCTGTTACGCGAGCCGCGTTTGATGCTGGTATGCGGTATGGTATTGCATTGGCGGAGAAGGAACGCCAATGCGGCGACACCGCATCGTTGGACTTGGTTAGTGCTAAGCCTTAGCTACCCAGATAGCGCAGCCAGCATCCTGCTCACGAACCTTAAACCATCTCTCCATGCACATTCCGTCGACCGGGTCAAACGATGTGCAGCCACCACAGCGCTGATGCAGATTTGCATCAGCCTTTATCTCAGCTAGTGTCTCTGAAATTATTCCAAGTCCCATGTTCTCAGTTTTCACGACGTGGTCCTTTTTTTCTTCCATTTGCGGGATAAGGAAAGTAGACGTGCCATGTGAGCGCGCCCAGGCGACGTCACACAGCATGTTGGCGTAGCTGAAATGGGGATCGATACCTATCTTTTTGACTGAGCGCTTGAAGCGGTTTGTTTCATCGTCCTTTTCGGCGACCAGGGCTGTTTTTGTGAAGTGCGCGAAGACGCGCGGCAGCACCGCCGCAAGTTGTTTCTTCCCGTCTTTCAAAACCTCTTGCACAAGCCCCTGCGGATCCGGGAATAGGCATAGCGCACCGGTGATGCGAGCCATGCTGACCTGCATGCACTTGTATTGGTCCATCTTGAGCGTGTAGCGATCGCGGTCCTCTTCGGTTGTGCGCCGGTCAGAGACATCCAACTTGGGCGCGTCGCCCCACTGGATCATCCCCTCTTCAATGGCGCCGAAGCTATTGCAGATGAAGACCTTGCCACGGTGCCGGTTCGCGAACCTCTTTGCCTCGTTGTAGTTCGGATTTATTTCGACCACGCAGACCGACACGCCGTACAACTCCATCAACTCGCTCGATCGCGCGAAAGGATCTTCGCTGTAGGTTTCCTCGACATGCACAACAGCCTGTCGACCGTCAGGAAGCCGCTCCTTGATGACATGCACGTTGTACTGGCCCATCTGATCGATGCCCATGTACGTGTTGCGCGCGCGCGTCTTCCACATCAAGCCGATCAGCGCGCCGGCGGCCACGCACGCAGCGCAGTGCTCCAGCGTGACGGGAACCTGCGACGGATCTAGAAATGGCTTGCCCAGCTTGCGATTGAAGAAATTCTTCATGTCGGTCGCGCTGCCGTACGAGGTGATAATTTCGTCCGGGCTGATCGTCGGCGACAGGAATTGCGGGAAGTGAAGCGATCGGATGCGCTGGCGCCGGTTTATTTTGGATACTTCCAGCTCGAGTGTCTTGTCCTGGTGCGGCGCATCAGCGCGCCATTCCCCGATCTGCGGGTCATCGATCCAATGGCCGTTCTGGCAGACATACCGGTAGCGGTCCTGTCCCGTATCGAACTTGATGCAAGCAGGGAAATAATCGTCCAGCGGCCGCGCGGTACCGCATGTTTGGCAAGACGTATGGAACCGGTGTTGGCTGCCGCGCAGATACCAGTGGTGGATGTCACTCTCTGGCCAATTGGCCGTGCTTCCCATCAACATGAACCGCACTTCAGACGCGCTGAGCCGTTCGTACGTCTTCTCGATCTGGTCCAGTGTCATCTCCTGGACCTCGTCGAAGTTGAGGACGTCCATCGGGATGGACTCCGTCGTGGCGCGACCACTCGTCCAGCTGAAAACATAGAGGGCATCGTTGAGCCGCCGCTTGGTGACATTGCCCTCGCCGGCCTTGCGCCCGCTGCCGTCCGCAGCATCCTGGCGCATCATGGCATGAACCGAGGGTATACTGCGCACGATCGGCATGAAGCGCTCGGTCGACTTGATGCCAGCAAGATTCATGTCGGGCAGGAACATGCCGACGGTGCAGGGCCCAAACTTGAGCCCGAGGTACAAAGCGGCCAGGATCTCCATCACGGTGAAACCGACCTGGGCGCACTTCATGATGACAAGAATATAACGGTACGCCTCATCGGCGGTGGTGGGGATCTGGTCGTAGACCCATGCCATGGCGGGTCGGTTATCAAGACGAAACGGTTTTCCGTCGACCTTCAGGCCATCGTGCGCGAGGCCGCCGCACCATTCCCGGAAACCCATGCCATCTGGGATAACGGTGGTGCTGGGTACTTTGTATCCAGTATGAACCTCCAACCTGGATATCAACTCGTCCAGCGACGCCGCCGGATCGAACCGCTTCACTTTTGCGACGCGCCCCATCAGTACAACCTCGCGTCAATGGTGAGCCCGCGCTTGTTGTTGAGCGTGCGGATGCGCGAGAGTATCGCCTGCTGGGTATCGGCGTCGACCTTGCCGACCTCTTCTATTATCATCATGTAAAGTTCTTGCATGCGCTCCAGGTTCCAAACCATATCCTGCGAGTGCAGCCAGGTTTCAAGCAATTCCAGGCGCCGCCCAAGACTGCGGTCGAACAGCATCGGGTTCTTGATCTTTTCTTCACCGTCCGCCTGCAACTCGACGGAGTGCTTGCGCAGCATTTTCATGTCGCGCACGAGTTCGTTGAATTGCTCAAGGAATATGAATACTTCGCCAACATTCTCGGAACCGAGACCGACCAGCCCGGCTGGCGATGGCGCGACTGGGATATGCTTTTTGAGTTCTCGGGAAGATCGTTCTGGGCTGGCGTTCGACCGAATCCGCTTCTGCATCAACTTCAGGTCCATGCCGCCGTCGATGGTGGCGCGCTCCAGATCGTCTTTGACCTCTTTGATCCAGCGCCACATCGACGCTTTTGAAACATTTGGATATTTGTCGAAAAAATCAGGCCATTCCCGCGGACCATACAGTTTCAGGTGTTCACTGATTGCAATCTTTACCGCCAACTTTTCCGCATTTTTCGGCGCGCTCATGTTGGATATCCACTCTCATGCACACTATCAAGACTCTCAATGTACTATCACTATCAATGAGAGTGGATTTTTTGCTGTGTCAGGCAGCGTCTGTGCCATCGTGAACCGGTCCAGGACTGGTGTGGCAATGGCCTTTGCATCCGCCAGTACACCCAGCCTCAAGGACTGGAACCGCAGCAGGTTGAGTCTTTGCCTGTCCAACCTGATATGGCATCCACTCGCACTCGCCGGGTTCAGCGGGACGGTCTTGGGCGAGAACGATGTCTGTCAGGCCCATCTGCGCACCGATCTCGTTGCAGACCAGAACATTGATTGTGCCATCGTCATTGACATGCAATACCGTGGCGTCGAATGGTTGATCGTGCGCCATAACAGGTTTATTGTCATCGCTTAACTTTGGCGGAAACGCGGAAAAGCACAATTTTGGCCGATACCATACTTTGCGGCCGACGGTTGGTTCTATCATTATTGCTCCTGTGGTGATGCCGGCAGCCGCCGGCTCGGGTTACAGTTCGACGCGGTTGCTGGCGTCGCGCATGCGTTGTGTGAGACATCCAATGCGGAAGATGAGATCCTGCAGTTGGGCACCAAGCGCCGATTGAGATGGCGGATTATCAACGCCCAGCGCTTTATCGCTGCTCATATCACGCAAAACCGGCATGATCTTCTGCACCAGTGACCCGGCAGCGTCTTCGAGATCGCTCAATTCGTTTGAAATTTCCTGAAGACGACTTGGGATTTCGTTCAATGGTGCCAGCCCTGACTCCGATGGCGATGGCGAGTGACGGTCTTCGCGATCCAATAACGGTCTCAATACTTTTTGTGGTGCCTTTGCCATGTGTATCTCCAATAATTCCGGCGTGCCGCGCCGATGCGGTTACCCGAGCGGATACCCGGGTTCAAATCGTTTTGCCAGCGTCTCGGGTTCGATGACAGCGCCGAGGCGGTGGCGGACATCGGCGCGGGCGCTGGCGATATCTGGAAATTTACCTGCCGCCACAAGCGCCGCCGCGAGTTCGTTGATCTTGGCTTCAATCGCGGTCACCATTCTGTGTGGTCCTCTTCGAGTAGGCTGTCGTACCGGCGCGCCGCCGCGTCTTTGTCGATGAGGTCGAACGCCATCAGCGCCGCCGTGATAGGTAGCAACGTGCACCGAGCCATCAACAGAGCGAGAATCAATATCTGCATAAGCACCATACCAACCTGCACGATGACGCTGCTGAAGACATGCCAAGCGGCTTGGCGATAGTATGAAATGAAGGTCATGACGTGATTATGCCTCGTTTTTGGTTAATTGAATGAACAAATTCCTGTAAATCTGGACTCCAGGCACCGTAACGTGCGACTTCGCTATGGAACGCCGTGACATCGTGCTCGCGGAGCCCGTAGACGGGGACGCCATCGCGGTCGAACTTTGGGTCATCGAACTCGTTGACTTCTTGCTGGATATGACAGAGTTCATGCCAGCACAATGCCTCGCGATCGATCTCGCTGGCGGCATTCCACCAGGGTTCGTCAATGACCATCAGGAAGTCGGGGAGCGCGCCGAAGTGCGCTGTCAGCAGTTGCTCGAAGAGATCGCCCAGCTTACCCTGGACTTTTGGCAGATGCACGGACCCTGCAATTGAGCGGCCCTGATGCCGCTTTTGCTTCCCGCACATCAGGTACTCGATTACGATGTCGTTGTCGACAATGTGTTTGTGCGTGGGGTCGCGTATTAGCCGCGCGCACACAGCCGCCGGTCCGGTATTTGGATCCGGCGTGCTGTATGGGCCGAAATCATCCACGGCTGAACGCCCGCGCCGGCGGCCAGCCTGCCATACGCTTCAATTCGGCAATGGATATTTCCGTTGCCTCATGCACGCGCAGCAGGATCACTGGACCCATGCCGGCGCGGCCGGCACGCATATTCGACAGGCTGCAGGGATCGATGTCGATCAGGCGCGCCAGCGCACGATCATTTTTCACGCCTGTGCGCGTCAGGATGGCATCGAAAAAGGCGGATACGGTGACGGCGTTGGTGGTGGTGGTCATATTGTCCTCAGTGAAGCCATTGTGGTTCGGAATAGGCTGCTGCCAGCCTGGCATGGTATTCATCGGGGTCATCGTGCGCGCCATCGACACGGCCATTGCGCCAGCCGTGCCAGAACGCACGCGAGAACGTGCTGGCAATCGGTTCCGGCGCGCCGTAGACGCCAGCGATGTAGCCTGCCTCGATGTCACCGCATACCAAGTCCTGACGCGCCAGATCGGCTAGGGTATCTATGGGTTTGAATTCGCTCATGATTATATTCTGATATCACGCCATGATGATGTCAGCAAATAATGTTGATTCGGAGAGAATGCGCTTGCGCGCCATCTCGGCGTAGGCCGGATTAAGTTCGATTCCTATGCAATGGCGCTGCAGCCGATCGGCAACCAGCCCGGTGGTGCCGGCGCCGAAAAATGGATCGAGTACGGTACACGGTACCACATGCGCGCCAACACATTTACATGCTTGCGACCAACCAATCGTTTCGACATTGGTATTTCCACGCGGGAAACCATCTCTGTGGTTTGATGCATCCAAAGGCTTTTGATCGCCAGCGCCACGCACGCCTTTTTCTTCGCTGACATCACTCTGTGGGACAAATGTCGATTCAGTATCTCGTCGCCATGGAGTTCCACAAACAGAGCATGCGCCATGCTGGCTTGATCCGGCTTTGATGCACGTCTCCGGTAATTCCGGCGGGAAGGTGGCAAAATGCGCATCCTTGAACGAGTGGGTTGCCATCGTCCAGACGCTGCGCTTGTTGCGTTTTTCTGACGGCACATATTCCTTATATTCTGCTTCGTTGCGGCCTTCGCGGTGAATCGTTCCGTGGGCTCCAGCATCAGTATCCCATCCTCCTGGAACCTTGATTTTTATGGAGCGCTGCTTTTCAGCATAGGCCAGTAATCCTGCCTTTGTCCGGTGACTGTCATCACCATTTTCGTAAGCTACTTGGCCTTTCGGCGGGTTGACATTACCGGGGAGTCTTTGCCGATGTTGCGCAGCCGATTGCCCTGGTAAGACATGCTCAGATACAGGCCCAGTGCGATCAAACACTGCTGCTTGCCCAGACCATGTTTGCGCCGGTTCCTTAATCGCTTCGGCATCGTAGTAATACTTCGCACTTTTCGTCAGAAAGAAAATGTATTCGTGCGACTTGGTGCAGCGGTCAGTGACGCTTTCTGGCATGGGATTGGGTTTCGACCAAACGATGTCTTGACGAACCCACCAGCCGGCGTCCTGTAGCGCGATCGCCAGTCGGTGCGGCATCATCACAAGGTCTTTCGGTTTCAGGGCCGCACTGGTAGAATGTCCGGATGCCAAGCCCAAAGCATCCTTGCCCACAGTGCCAGACACCGACGCGCGCTCGGCTATGCAAAAATTGCACGCCACCGTATGAGAGAACTCCGGATCGCAATCAGGCAATGAGCACCCGCACGAAAGGCATTCGTCGGCCCGGCGTTGTATCGGCAAGCACGAAGCCGGAGGTGGCAAAGAAAATCCTTGATTGGTGGACGCCGGAGCGGCGCGAAGCGGCACGTCTGCGAGCCCAGAAGAACTTGGCTGACCCAGAATGGCGGCTTCGGTGTGGGCAGCCTGGAGAGACGAATCCAATGTGGGAAAACGGTCGGTCACAGATACCGTATGCCCGCGGCTGGACTCGGACTGCAAAGGCTCTGGCATGGCAGCGAGCCGAGAACCGGTGTGAAATTTGCCAATGCGAGACGCCTTGCGACACCCATCACAAAGATTTCCGCAAAGACAACCATGATCTATCGAATCTGCAGGTACTTTGCCGGAGGTGCCACAAGAGGCTGCACGTTGAGCACCTGACCAGTAAGAATCACCCATGTTGATAAAGCAAGTGCCGTCCGGCCGCAACACACGACGCACTTCCTCGAACACCGCCACCATCGTGGCGATGAATTCCGCCGGCGTTGCTTCAAGTCCGAGCTGGCCATCGACGCCATAATCGCGCAATCCCCAATATGGCGGGCTGCTCACGACGCAATGCACTGAGTTATCGGGCAACTTGCGCAACTGCTCGCGGACATCGCCAACCATGATCGTAACGGTCATCCCCGCACCAACCGTTCCCGCACCTCGACAACGCTCTCATAATTCCCCATGGCGAGCGGCGGGAAAGGCCGCTGCGAGATGGTGACCACGAGCCCGAGCTTGTTCGCGGCTATCACCAGGTCGCGCGCGCAGGATTCGACCTCGCGCTGGATTTGGTTGTCGGCTACGGCAGTATTCACTTTTTACCCCTGGCAACATCAAACACGCTGAGATAGTCCAGCATCTCAACGACCTGTTCGCGCGACAGCGTTGCGACGGTGCGATCGCCATCGGCGATGTGGAGTTCGCCGCTACTCCAGATCGCAAACGATGCCGCAGCGATGCGCAGCGGACCGGATGCAGCCGCCTGCTTGTCGCCATGAAGTAGCGACTCAACATGTGCAATATCCTCAGCTGTCGGCGCCGTGATAATGTACGTGGCATCGCCGAGACTCCACTCGACCTGCATGCGAGTGTCAGTGAGTTCGCGCGCAGTCGTCGTCGGTGCGGGCAAGTCCTCGGTCGGCCAGTCCAAACCCGTGAATTCCTTGTAGTCTTTTTTGTAATCGTCGTCGGTTGCGGGCACGTGCGGTGCAGGCTCCGGCGCTGCGTCAACCGCGCGCGTGCTGATAGCGGGATTGAACACCAACGGCTTCAGCGGTGCCGGCGCTGATCCAGCGCCAAGCGACCACTGGCGGCTGTTCTTGTTGATCCTGCCGCCTTTGATCGCGCCGGCCAGCCATGTCGACGGGAACTGCCCTGGCTTGAGGCCAAGGACATGCGCGAGTTCGTCGCTGGTGGCGCTGCCGCCGTTGGCGGTAATGAACGCAATCGCCTTTTGCTCTGCAGTCTGCGGCTGGCCACCGGCGGCGACTTCAGCGCTTGCCAGCGCTTTCTCGAATATCGTCGGCAGTTCGGCCCCAGGCGCTCGGTAGACAGTGATGGTCTTGCCATCCTGCCGCGTGATTGCACTGCAAATCTGCTTGAGGTCGACGAGATCGACCAGCATCGTATAGGCGACATCGAGTTCGATGTCGAAATGGTCCGCCATATGATCGCATGTGGCGCCAGGATTGACAGTTACGAACGTCGTTATCTCGGCGCCGAGATCACGCGGGAGTGGTGCTTTCACGGATAAATTACCTCGAAGTTAAGATGCACAGCAACGTGGTGCTCCAAGACCGCACCGCGCGACGCCATCCAGCCGTCGAGCATGCGTATGGTATTGCACTGCAGGAGCGCCGCCAAGTCAGCGCGTAGGCATGTCGCCCAGTCGGCGCCAGGGTCAAGATTGATCTCTGCTGGGTTGACAACCTCGTGACCTTCACCGCGTAGACGCGCAGCTTCAGCGTGGAAGGCCGGGAAATTGAGTTGCGGGTGTCCAGTCATGGCCCCGCTGATGTAGATGCGCTTTTTCATGTCATGTATTATAAATGATTAACTCACTTCCGCACAAGGAATTCCGGTTCAACCTGGACCGCAACGATCTCGGCCGGTTGCTCGGGGCATTTTTTATCGTTGACCACGCAACGGATACCTGCGTCTTTGTGGTTGCGGAGTTTGATGCCACAAGCACATAGTGCATGCACTGTATCGTGCTCGCTGCGCGTCTCAGTGCCGCAGTTGGTGCAGCGATGGACATGGATTTGCTCGACTGTGTAGCGGTGGATGATGCGGCCCAAACACACGCGGCAAACATGCTGTGTGAGATCCCAGCCGAACTGGTCCGGTGAATACTGCTTCTTCGCCATCAGAACAGCCTCATCTGGTTGATCGGGCCCCCGAACTCACCACGGAATGCGAAGCGTACTTTTTTCTGGCTATCCCGCAGCGCCGCCCACATCAACTCGACGGTATCGACGCAGAGTTGGAAGCGCAAGACCTTCGGTTCATCGCCAGACATGTACCCGAGCACGCGCGTATCTAGGCGCAACATGCGCAGTGGCCACTTGCCTTTGGCGTTCCGGCCCTTGATCCATTCAAGCTGGCGGTTGTAGCAGCTCACACACAGATGCCGGTAGATTAGCCGTGGCGCACCCTCGTGGCAACGCGCGCAAGTGACAGTGCCTTTGATGGGGGACATGTTGGCAGCTGTCTCGCCAGCGTGCAAAGCGCCGACCGGGCAGGATTTGCACTTGTACATGCGCTCGATGCTGTTGTGATTGGCCTGCCGCCACATGACAGCGCAGCTATCGACCGTCAGGGTAGAGTGGTATTTGTCGCAGTCAAAGAACTGCTTGCCAGGCATCTCTTCACGCAAGAAATAGAGCATTTCGTCATCCCTGAATTGATTTTTGTGGATGGTAGCATATTCTAATTAATCAAATAAAGATATTTCTTTTAGTTTATCGGATTTGTGCGTAAAACCTCGCCCTTCAGGGCGGGGAGGATGTCAAAGATGTGTCTGCTTGGAAACGCACAGACGCCACCATTCCGACATGCTACTCGGTGCAAATACTTATCAAAACGTCACGGTAACAGCGTAACAGCGATTGTTACCCGTTGTTACGAAATTGTTACGAGCCTAAGTCTTTGATTTCGTTACGTTTTTCACCTCCTTTATATATACAGTTACAAAGTTACATAGATTTATATATATAGATACATATGAGGTTATGGATATTGTGTATATGACAATTATATATATGTCGTGTGATACGCATATATGTATAGGTCTCCCCGGCGATTGTTACCGTTACTTGTTACCCCTTTAAAATCAATGACTTACGTCGATGTTACCGTAACAGGGTAACAATTTTTG